GCTTCAAATGTACCTTCTGTTGTACGAGCAAATGCGCTTGTAGTAGCAGATTGTAGAATTGTCAATGCTTGTGGTGAAACAACAGCCCAGTTACCAGCACCGCGACGTGTACGTTGAGCGATGATGTTAGCAGCACGGTTGATTAGAACAGCTAAAGCAGCGTGTTCGTCACCAACGAATGTAGCAGTACCTGATACAGTTGCTTGGTTGTATGCTTGAACGTTACCGTTAGAAGCAGCTAAAGTAGCCAAGCTACCGATAACTTCTTGGTCGATTTCAGCAGTAATTTCTTGTGCCAAAGCAGCCATGATTTCTGCTTCGATGTCAATACCTTGTTGGGCTTGTGCATCTTGAGCAGCTTCAAATGTCCAGCGAGCTGATAGCTTACGTGTCTTAGCTTCAACTGTTTGTTTCAAGATTTGAATGCTCATTCTGTTACCAGCAGCACCTTCTAAGTTGGCTGTAGTAGCTGCCTTAGGAGTTCCTGAAACTTGGTTACCAGAATAAGATTCAGCAATCTTGAATGGGCTGAATGCTTCTTCACCAGCAACAACTCCAGCACCTGTAGATGAATCGCTGTAGCGAACACGTAAAGTGTGGATTTGTCCAACTGGACCGGTCATTGGCTGAACGCCAACCAACTCGTTAGCAATAACGGTTGGCATAACACGACGGATCACTGGAAGGATCACGCGGTTAAGTGTAGCAACGTTACCTGCTGAAGTTGCGCCTGCTGACGCACTTTCTGCTAGATACTTGCGAGTGTTTTCTAATGTTACAGCCATCGATGTTTTACGATTGCCTTGTAGGCCTTCTAATAGGGCTTCCTTGGTTTCGTTCCAACGGCTTGATAGTAGTTCTGACATTTATTGTCTCCTTAAATTTTTAATCCAGCGAGTCGACGAATATCAACAATATTGTTGTCATTCTCGCTGCTACTTGCGCTGTTAGGAATTTTATTTCCTGTTACTTCCTTTGCCTCTACTAGTGCCTTACGTTTTTGTGGAGCTTCTCCAGCGATTACAGCTGGAAGGTACTTGTCAAAACTATTTTGTAATTTTGATGTCTGTACACTTTCAAGAAGCTCTGTCATAATAGCTTTTTGTCCATTGGACAAAGGTGCCACTAATTCCGTCATAACTTCTTGACGTTCTTTGCTCTCCACTAGAGCCTTAATTTTGTGTTCTTTGCTTTCTGCGAGTTGTCTAGCTTGTGCTGCATCATTTTTAGCTGTTGCAACTTCCAACTCTTTTTGGTTTATAACCTTGAGCAATTTTGCTGTTTCAGATTTCTCTGAAAGGTAGCTTGTTTGATATTCATTACTAAATGCTTCAAACAATTTGCGACCGAAGTCGTTTCTACGTGCTGTTTCAATATCCTCTTTCAGTTGACCAATCTCTTGGGTAAGAGTTTTTTCAACTGCGGATTCTACCAAACTAGCTGCACGCTTAACAAATTGTTCTTTGACCTTGGTGAATGCCTCTCGGCCGTCACGGATCAATCGCACTTTTGTTTCTGCAAGATCTTGTTTGTCTGTGTGGAATTCTGCGATTTCTTGTGCTAGAGCTTCTACAACGAACTGTTCAAGTTTAATAAACTTGTCAGCCATTTGTTTTTGATCTTCATGTAAATCTTTAACTTCCGTAGCTAGCTGGCGCACAACAAATTCTTTAATTTTTTCTGCGTCTTTCTTGGCTTTCACCACTACTTTTGCTTTTGCTTCGGCTAGTTGATTACGATCTTCAACAAATTGAGCGATTTCTTCGCGTAGTTGGTCACCCAACATGCGATCAACAGCTTCAACCATGACAGACTTGTCATGCTCGTAGCGTTGTGCGAATTCTTCTCTTAGTTGTTGAGTAACTTGGGTACGATTTTCGTTGATACGAGAATCCCAAGCCTTCTCAATTTCTGCTTTTACATTTTCAGAAATCACATTGTTTTCAAATAGACTTTTTAGTGCTTCCAACATGTGTTTCTCCTCTTTATTGGAGTCCGCTTATTAATCTTAATAAGCTCTCTTTGAGATATTTCTGCGCCTTGGGATCATCCTGCACTTCCTTCGCTATACGAAGGCTACTATAACCTCCCCTATTATTCATAAGGTGTTCATAGATTGGTGTTGGGTACGCTCCCGGAGCACTGGGTTGAGCTACCACATCTACTGTGATAATCTCAAAATCGGACACTTCTCCGGATCCGTCTTCCTTGACGTTTCCGGATCCGCGACTGCTTACTCCTAACTTAACTCCGCTTTCCAACATAGTTTTCACTAGGTTGCCCATTGGAGTTGGTAGGATTTTTAATTTTCCATAACCG